CTTGTTAATGTTAAATCTTTTTTAGACATAATTTTTAAATTAATTTAATATATTTGTCGATACGTATATGTTTCAAAAAGAAGCATTACATAATTCTGGATTGTTTTTAAATGGACAAAATCCACAATTCCATTTTGAAGCATTAGGTTCATGTTCTTTTTCTTTATAACCATCTTTATTAAATACTTCTTCTATAAATTCATTTAAAGCTTTTGTTGCTTTGTTAAGTTTCACTTTCCCTGATGCTGGTTTAAAAGTCTGAATTCTAGGAATTACAAAATCAGGATGATCATAAACTTTGCGTTTTACAATAAAGAACTCAATATCAATATTTTCTACTGGGATTCCAAATTGTTCTGAAAAGAATTTTTTGTAAAGAATTAATTGGAATTGTTTATCCTCATCTTTTTTAGTTTTATCATTCCACCCCTTAGTAGATGTTTTAATATCAATAATCTTAAATGTGTTAGTTGGTTCATGATACATCACCACATCCAAATAACCTTGATATATTACGTTACTATAGCGTTTATTAGGCGTTACAACAATAGGTACCTCACACCCCACCAAATACCATCCTCGTTTGCTAAAATACGAACTACGTTTTTTAGCGAATGTTCTTATAATTTCAACTCCATCATCAAAAAATTCTCTTAATTCTTCACTTGAACTGAAGTGTTGGTTTCCATTTTTCTTGTATTGGACTTTATATTCTTCTCGTAGAGCATTTTCAAACATTTCTACAAGATTTTCCCTATCAGCTGCTGCTGCACTTTGCTCATACATTACATCTAAATAATGTTGAAGTACTTCATGTAATGCAGTTCCAAATACTGTATGGATTGTAGAAGTAAATACTTTAATACCATCTTTATATTGAAGTGACCATTTTTTAGGACAACCTCTATACATAGAAAATTGAGAATAAGATACATTCTTTTGGTAAGCATAATTAATCTCAGGTGGTTGGTAAGCTCTTATTTCTTTTACAATTTGAGGTATTTTTTTCTTTTTAGCCAAAACTTATTTCCATTTTCCTCTAAGTACGAGCATAGCAATAATGCCATAATTAGAGATATCAATAAAACTATCAATCATCGCTTCACCTTGAACATAATTTTTACCATTACGTTTAAGCATATTTTTTAGACGATTGATTTTATCATTACAACGTAACCAAATTCCTGTAAGTGAAAGATCTCTGTCTTCTCTAGTAGATAAATCTGATCCTAAAGAGATGTTTGATAAACCATAATCCATCATTTTACCAGCAAACAATTCGTATTGTTCTTGTTGAATAGCTTTAAATTCTTTTGCTAGTTCAGGATAAGTTTTTTCAAAATCTTTAATTGTTTTTCCTAGACCTGTAGGGTTAGAGTGAATAGTATGATAAACTGCTGCTTCTTCTTCTTTTAGCATGTCATCAATTTTACTTGTGGTGCTTCCCATAACTAATTTATTAAATTTATAATACAACTTTTTTATCTAAATAATTTTCAATTGCTTCTAACCTGTCATCAGCATCAGCCAACATTGCAAGTGCTTCTTCAGCATTTTTATAAAAATCTTCTGTTGAATGATCTCCAATACCTGCAGGATTATTTTCTAATAATTCTAGAGTTAGAAGGGCTTTTGCTTTATCAGCTACAGCTGAAGTATAAAGCATATCTCTTAACTTACTCATAACTTTGCTTTTTTGATTAAGGCGTCTGCCTCTTTTTCTTGAATTCCCATATTCCAAAGAACACCTCTAACTCCATATTCCTGCAAAATATCGATATAATGATCAGCTTCACCTAAACCACACTGAAAATATTCAGCTATATATTCTGCTAATTCTTGATAATTTCTTTTGTTTTCATTCTTAATGTACTTAAGCCATAGTTTTTTCTTTGGGATCATCTCTCGGTAAATGGTATAAATTTGTTTTTTCTCTTGTGGATTTATCTTTTGAACATAGTTTACGATATCAATATAACCTATATACATCGATAAATATTTATGAACTAACCAACTATTCCATTTTTCCCACGATTCTTGTGAAAAATTTGCGGGATCTCTTTTAGAAACCATAATTTCATCTAGCCACCCAAAAATGTTTTTAATCTCTATATTTCCATTTGAAGCCATAAGCAGTTTTTTGTCTTCCTTTACAACAAGCACTAATGTTTGAATTTTTAAAGTTTAATTCAAGTTCAATATCTAAAATTTTATCCCATTCTTTAATTAAATTACCTTCTAAATCTATTTGAAGAACTGGTTTGTTTTTAGATGACCATTTATTTTTAACTTTATGACTGGAATATACTAATTCTTTAGTATAACTCCAAATGTAGCCTCCAGCTGTTAAAGTTTTTTGGGTAAGATTTGATTTAATACCTTTACCAAACATTTGTTCGGCTTCTACTATAGAGTTCCATTTTTTTATAAAATTACCATCTAAATCAAATTGAAATATTTCTTTAGAATTTTTCCCCATCGATGAAATTCTTATTTTTTCTTTAGTTTGAGATGAACGTTTACCTCCTTTTTTATCTTTTAGTTGTAAAAATAAAACGTCTTCCCAAGAAGTTATTTTTAAAATTTTTTGTTTATGTATAAATTCTTTATTATCTAATTCTTCTAAACTACATTCTTCTATTATTTCAAATATATGATTTTGATATCCATACTTAAATAATGAATTAAATAATTTAGGGCCTATACAACTTTTATCCATCATTTTATATTGATTAAATCTATTTTCAATATTAATAGATTGACCAATATAAATTTTACCTTTTGGGTTTGTAATTTTATATATCCCTACCATAGTATTTTATTTATACATATGGGGGGGATTCATAAAAACGATTCTTTTCTATAATTATCCCACGATTTTTGGGAAAAAGAATCGGGATGAGATTTCTTTACAGTTATCTCATCTAACCATCCAAAAATATTTTTTACCTCGATTTGGTTCATTAAATTAAGTCGCCTTTGTATTCTTCTCTTAATTCAACTGGCACTGTACTTTCAAGAATTTTACCTGTTTGAGGATCATAAAATACTGGGATTGGTAGTACAGCATCTTCTTCGGCTCCTACTACAAATTTAGATACTTTACGAAGTAATACTCCTTGAGCAAATACTTTGTTTCCTTCAGGTGTCTCAATCGATGTTGTGTTTTTCAAATCGACATTAAGATTCATTTGTTGTTGTTGTTCCATAATTATTTATTTACTTGTTTTTGTTTGTTTATAATCTAAATAAAATCCAATTGCTACTAAAATATTCATACCTACACTAGCGATTATTTCATGTAAGTCTTCATATACACTTGTCATTAAATGAACGTGTCCTATCATCCAGAATGGTATGGCTAAATTTTGACTTATCCAAATTAGTAGAAATTTTAGGAAATGTTTCATTTTAATTCAATAAGACGAGCAATTAACCCCATAAAATTTATCTCTTTATCGATTCGAAAGTTTGATTGATAAGAATACTCATTGATATAAATAGCAACCATTCCTTCTTTTCCCTCAGCGTATACAGAAGCATTATCATACAAATAACGCATAATTTCTTCAAAATCTTGAGTATTACTATTCACTATAATTTGTCTAATTTCTCTCCAATTGGGTTTTGCCTTAGATAATTCTTTAAGTACTTGAGCCATATAATTAGATGATACAAGTATTGATTTATCAATTACAAGTTTTTGATCTTGTGTTGATAATTGAATGGTATTAAGACATTTACGTAAATCTGGATAATATTGATTTACAATTGTTTTAACATCTTCTAAATCGTACTTAATACCTTCAAGTGCCATAATTTCAGCAAGATGCACTGCTACCTCTTTTTTACTTGGAGGTATAATTTTAAGTGTTTGACAACGTGATTGTAGAGGATCAATAATACGCTCTACATAATTACAGGTTAAAATAAACCTAGTTGTGCGCGAAAATGTTTCAATGACATTGCGGAGCGAAGCTTGCGCCTGAATAGTAAGAAAATCAGCTTCATCCAAAATGACCACTTTAAGTGGTTTAAAACTAGCTGCTGATGCAAATCCCGAAACTTTATCTCTAATCGTTTCAATACCACGTTCATCCGAGGCATT